GCGGGTTTTTTGCCCGTGGGGTTTTTTTTTTTTGGGGGGTTTTGGGGGCGGCCGCCGCGGGTGGAGCAGCTGCCGGTGCAGGAAGCAGAAGGCTCCTGTACCGTCATGGGGTCGCCGCCATTCATGGCAGTGTTGATGATGGCATCGATATAGTTCACGAGGTTCTCGCAGTCACGCTTGGCCTCGTTGTAAGCCACCATGCCCTCGTTGCCCATGATCTGGCCGTACAGGCTGTTCACCTTTTCGTTCAGTTCGGCGATGCGGGCATCGTTGCGCTCGCTCTTGCCGATCTCATTGTTCAGATCCATGCGGGCGAGGTTGAACTCGCCGATCAGGTTCTGCAGCTCTTCGTCCTTATCGTTTGCCTTGCGGGTCTGATCCAGAACGAGGTAGCGGCTATCGGTCTGCAGCGCAACGGCTGCGCGCTTGAAAAGATCAATGCAATCCATTTGAATGGTCTCCTTCTTATTTTATACGTTCAGGGGCACTGCCCCGGAATCACTCAGGCAAGCTCACCCAGCAGCACAGTCGCCCGTGCGCCCGTGAGATGTACGTTGGCATAGCTGCCCATCAGGGAAGCGTCTGCCGTGAACTCCACCGTCAGGTTGTTGTCCAGACGGCCGGAGAGGGTGCCCTCATTGCGGCCAAAGCCCTCTACCAGTACCTTCACAGTCTGACCAACCTGCGCCTTGACCAGCGCCATGGCGATCTCGTCCTGCACCTTGAGCAGGCGGGTCATGCGGTCGGTCTTTTCCTTACGGGGGGTGGGGTCCGGCATTTCGGCAGCCTTGGTGCCGGTGCGCTTGGAATAGATAAAGGTGAACAGCTGCATATAGCCCACCTTCTGCACCAGTTCCAGCGTCTTTACAAAGTCCGCTTCGGTCTCGCCGGGGAAGCCAACGATGATGTCACTGGAAAAGGTGATGCCGGGCACCGTTTTGCGAGCGTATTCGATCAGCTCCATGTACTGCTCCACCGTGTAGTGGCGGTTCATCTTCTTCAGCAGTTCATCGGAGCCGCACTGCACCGGCAGGTGCAGGTGCTTGCACAGCTTCGGCTGGGCGGCAATGGTGTCGATCAGCTTGTGGCTGGCATCCTTGGGGTGGCTGGTCATAAAGCGGATGTGATAATCGCCGGGCACCGTGCACAGCAGGTTGAGCAGATCAGAAAAGTCCACCTTTTCTTCCAGACCCTTGCCGTAGCTGTTGACGTTCTGTCCCAGCAATGTGATCTCCTTATAGCCTGCCTCCACAAGACCGCGGAACTCGGCAAGGATATCACCGGGCTTGCGGCTCTTTTCGCGGCCGCGCACATAAGGCACGATGCAGTAGGTGCAGAAGTTGTCGCAGCCGTACATGATGGGCAGCCATGCGCGGAACTCGCTCTCACGCCGGATGGGGATATTCTCCACGATGACCGGGCGCTGGGCGGGCTCCATCAGCACACGCTTATGCTTCTGCAGCTTCTGGGCAATGAGCTGCGGCAGGGTGTCGATGCCGTCCACGCCAAACACAAGGTCAACGTAAGGATAGCTCTGGCGCAGCTTTTCTACCACGTGCTTCTGGTTGGCCATGCATCCGCACAGGCCGATGATGAGATCATGCTTTTTTTCCTTAAGTCCCTTCAGGGCACCTACGTTGCCGAACACACGCTGCTCGGCATGCTCACGCACGGCGCAGGTGTTGAAGAGGATCAGGTCTGCATCCTCGGGCTTATCGCACAGGCCATAGCCGATGTCCATCAGCACGCCCTTGATCCGCTCGCCGTCGTTCACGTTCTGCTGACAGCCATAGCTGTGCACAAAGGCCAGCGGCGGCGTATCATAGGCCTGCTTTACCAACTCAGCGGCAATGTTATTATGTTCAAAACTAATGTATTCCAATCAAACCATCCTTCTCCGCCGGGCCGAAGTGCCCTGTGCGGCGAAAATCTACTTGCACTTTCTGAAAAGAGCCTTCTCTATAGTATACCCTGTTTATACGCTCCGGGCAAGAGGTTCCGTGCAAATTTTATGGTTCAGTGGGCGTTTTCCTGCACCTGCTTCTCGCAGCAGGCCTCGCATACGCCGATCAGCACAACAGCGCAGTCCTGCACATGGCCCTTCTGGTTTTTCACCAGCTTCATTACCTGCTTTTCGTCCACCTCGGCATCGGTCACGTTGCCGCACACGGTGCAGTACAGATGGCTGTGCCAGGGCAGCGTGTGGTCAAAGCGGTCAGCCTTGCCTGGAATGGACACCCGGCGCACCCGGCCCGCATCCACCAGACTATTCAGGTTACGGTATACGGTGCCAAGGCTCAGGCCCGGGCATTCCTTGACCGCAGCATCATAAATTTCCTCGGCGGTGGGGTGGTCGCACAGGTTCTGCACCGTCTGCATGACCAGCTCACGCTGTTTGGAATATCGCATATCGTTCTCCTTTTTCTTTGTTTTTGGGTTTTGGGTGTAAGGCGTGGCTCAGACGTTCTCTTCGCCCTTGATCTTTGCCCAGTAGGCACGGGCCGCCTGCTCATTTTTGTTATCGCCAAAGGTGTAATATTTCACGTCCTTGATGGCATCTGGCAGGTATTGCTGTTCCACCCAGTGATGGTCGTAGTCATGGGCGTATTTGTAGTTCTGGCCCTTCACCAGAGCATCCTCACCGTCGTAGTGCTTGTTCTGCAGTTGGCGCGGGATCGGCCCGGTACGGCCCGCCTGCACATCCGCAATGGCCGCGTTGATGGCATCATGGGCACTGTTGGACTTGGGACTGGTGGCCACCAGAATGACGGCATCTGCCAGCGGGAGCCGTGCTTCCGGCAGGCCCACCATGTTGGCGGCATCAATTGCCGCCTTCACAATGGGGATGATCTGTGGATAGGCAAGGCCCACATCCTCGCAGGCACATACCATCAGGCGACGGCAGGCCGAGGGCAGATCTCCTGCTTCCAGCAGACGGGCCAGATAATGCAGCGCCGCATCCGGGTCGGAGCCGCGCATGGACTTCTGGTAGGCTGACACGATGTCGTAGTGGTCATCGCCCTCCCGGTCATACCGCATGGCAGTGCGGCGGGTGACCTGCTGGATCATTTCCAGCGTAATGTGCTTTTCCCCCTCCTCAATGGGAGCTGCCGTCACCGCAAAATCAAGACAGCCCAGCGCCTTGCGCAGGTCGCCGCCTGCGCTCTCGGCAAGGTAGGCACAGGCATCCTCATCCATGCAGACCTTTGTGCTCTCCCCTTCCGAAAGCTTTTTCAGTGCATTGTGCACCCCACGCTCCACATCCGCTGCCGAAAGTGATTTGAACTCAAACACCGTGCAGCGGGACAGCAGCGCATTATAAATGTAGAAGTATGGATTTTCGGTGGTGGATGCAATGAGCGTCACCGAGCCGTCCTCAATGCATTCCAGCAGGCTCTGCTGCTGTTTTTTGTTCAGGTACTGGATCTCGTCCAGATACAGCAGGATGCCTCCCGCACCTGCCAGCGTGCCGATATCCTTGAGCACCGCCTTGATGTCCCCGGTGCCGCAGGAAGTGCCATTGAGCTTATGCAGCGTCATACCGCTGTTTTCTGCAATGATGCGTGCCACCGTCGTTTTTCCGGTACCGGACGGGCCGTAGAAGATCATGTTCGGGATGCGTCCGCTCTCGATGGTACGGCGAAACACCCTGCCCGGTGCCAGCAGATGCTGCTGACCGCAGACATCTGCCAGTGTTTTGGGCCGCAGACGCTGTGCCAGTGGTTCGTTCATCGTGTTTTCCTCCTCCCGTACCAAGGCGCAATTTCCCCAGCATTTTTCTATAGTATATCGCATTTTGGCAGTAAGAGCAAGGTTTTATCTGAAAATCATTCTCAGATAATTTTTGCCCGCAGTTTACAAAAAACGCAAAACATGGTATTATCGTATCAGCTTTTGTCGATGGGAGTGGATGAAATGCCTGTTCGCAAAAAAGCACCAGAAGACCTTACTGCAAAAAAGGCGCTGGCGCTGGAAGTGATTGACCGGTTAAAAAAAGAATACCCAGATGCCGGCTGTACATTGGATTATGACCACGCCTGGCAGCTTCTGGTCAGCGTGCGTCTGGCAGCCCAGTGCACCGATGCCCGCGTGAACATTGTGGTGGAAGACCTGTTTGCCAAATATCCCAATGTTGCTGCGCTGGCTGCTGCGGAACCCGAAGACATTGAAGCCATCGTCAAGCCCTGCGGGTTGGGACACTCCAAAGCGCGGGATATCTCCGCCTGTATGCGGGTGCTGCGCGATAAATACGGTTGTCAGGTGCCCACCACCTTTGAAGAGCTGCTCGCCCTGCCCGGCGTAGGCCGCAAGAGCGCAAACCTTATCATGGGCGATGTGTTTGGCAAGCCTGCTATCGTAACAGACACCCACTGCATCCGGCTGTGCAACAAGATCGGCCTTGTGGACGGCATTAAGGAACCGCAGAAGGTGGAAATGGCCCTGTGGAAGATCGTTCCTCCAGAAGAAGGCAGCGACCTGTGCCACCGATTTGTGATGCATGGTCGAGCAGTGTGCAATGCGCGCAAGCCAGAATGCGAAAAATGTTGTTTGAAGGATATTTGCCGCTTTGCCCGGGAAACCGCCGGGCAGAGCGCAGAGCTTTAAAACTCAGGAGGTAGAATATTATGTTTGGTTTTATTTTCAGTCTGCTGATCGGCGCTCTGGCTGGTTACATCGCCGGCCGCATTATGGGCAGCGAAACTTCCACCGTGCGCAATATCGTGCTGGGCATTCTGGGCGGTTTTGTAGGCAGCATCGTGTTCGGCCTGATCGGTCTGAGCGCTACCGGCATCGTGGGTGAGATCCTCGTTTCCGTTGTGGGTGCCTGCATCTGCATCTGGATCGGCCGTAAGCTGTTCAACTGATTTTTCTTGTGTGCAAGGCTGCTCTTTGATTTTTTCTCGGAGAGCAGTTATATTTTTGCGTCACAGACTATTTGCACCTGTTCTGCCGCAAAATCAAATCTTGACAGCGCACAGGAAGTATGATAGAATGTTTCTCGTTGCAGAACATGCAAGAAAATTTTATCTGCTACTGTGGCTCAGCTGGTAGAGCAGCTCACTCGTAATGAGCAGGTCGCCTGTTCGAATCAGGTCAGTAGCTCCAAAGCAAAATCCCCAAAAAGCGGCTTTGTGCCTAGCTTTTTGGGGATTTTTCTTTTTGTAGCCGTCCTTTGGTTTTTAGAAAGAAGCGCCTTGATTACCCTTATTTTACCACAACTTCCCTAAATCAGTGGCGCAAAAAGTGGCGCAAAATGGCACACAGCATCAGATTATTTTCGTGCTCTGTATCGCTGTGTAACTTACTTTCCCTGTGCCTTCAGCTTGTCGTAGGTCTGGTCTGCCTGAAGGGCTGCGGTGGTGAAGCTGTTGTTCTTCCACCACGCGACCAGCGCGGCAACGGTGGTGATGCCAGCGGTGACCAGCTGCTCCACGGTCTGGCTCTCGATGGGCAGCACGGGTTTGCCCAGTGCGGACAGCACCTGATTGGTTAGGGCCAGCAGCAGGCAGGCGGTGCGGGCAATGGTGCCTGCGGAGATGGTGGGGGCGTTGTAGGTGTGTGCGTTCATAGTCAGTTCCTTTCTCTTTCGTGTTCGTCTGCTTCTAAATCAGCGATGCGGTGGTTGGCCACCTTCATCTGCTCTTCCAAAATGGGGACGCGGCGGGCAAAATTGTTGTGCTCCCGCACCTCCCGGGTCAGCTCTTCCAGCTTGGTGTCGGTCACGGCCTGACTGCGGCTGTTGGCGATCAGCACGCCGATCAGGGTCACCGCACCGGCAAGGATGGCTGAGATGATGCTTTCCACTGGTTTCACACCTCCATCACGGGGATTCCATAATCCTCTGCGCACTGGTGTTCGATACGGCAGCCGCGGGCATTCTTCCAGCCAGGTGCGAAAATTGCCACATCGGCCTTTGCAAGGAACTCGATGCTCCGGGCCAGATAGTCCAGCGGCTTTGCTGCCGGGCCGAAATCATCAAAGAAGGTTTCCAGCGGAGCCACATCTTCACCCAACAGAGCCTTTGCCTTGCTGATCGCGGAGGTGCGTTCCTGAAGTACCTGTTCATCGGACAAGCCACCCATGGGCTGGCTGATAAAAATAGTCTTGCTCATTATTCACCTCACAGCGTCCACCGGCTCTTGTTCGGGCGGGTGTCCACGTGCACCCAGCCGGTCTTGCGCGTCGGGTGCGCCGCGTCCTTCGGGTAGCGGCCGATGCCACCGCGCCCGGGCAGCAGCTTCTCTGCGTAGGCGGCCACAGTAGCCACCGGTACGCCTTCCACCCAGAAGTCCGCAGCCCGGCCCTGAATGTGCTGGCTGTTCTTGCTGGCACCGGGCAGCGTTGCATTATAGGCAGCGGTGCGGTAGCCGCTGGTGATATGTACCTTTGCGCCAAAGTGCTCTCGGATACACTGCAAAAGCACCACCAGCTCGTCATCGATCAGAATGGTGTCCGATGCCCTGCACGCAAATTCCTTTACCTGAAAGCAGGGGGCCAGATAGGTTTTGCCGTCCTTCTTCAGGCTGTACTGTTTGATTGCCATATGTATCACGTCCTTTCACGGGGTCAGGCCCCGATTTTCACGTTCTCTTCCAGCTACTGATCTGCCTTGCCCTCAGCGTCCTTACTGCGTGATTTCCTCAAAGCCGCTCTTGATGAGAATTGCCTTGACCTTCTCCTTCAGCAGGCGGGGGCAGCGCTCATACAGAGCCTTTGCCTCCTCCATAGTCTCAGCAGACATGATTTCCTGTGCCCACAACATCGCCATCATACGTACCAACCTTTCTAATGCTTGTGTGATTTTATGCATAAACAATCTCGCTCATTTCAAGCAAGCACTGTTTCAACATCTCGTTTTCTTTTTGCAGTGCCGCCACCGTGTCCGGCAGCTTCTCCCGGGCTTCGGCCTTTTTGCGCGCTTCTTCCTGCGCGGCCAGCTCTTCGGCGGTGTAGCGGATGTACCTCTGGATGGGCAGCTGCTCGGTCCACGCGGGTCTTGCCGGTACGCCCGGCACATCAATGACCTTCCGTACATCCCTGCCGCCGCCGGGATACTCCGTTACGGTCTCGTAGTGGCTCACTTCCTCCACGCCTTCCACGGCGGGGTGCTCCACTGGCTCGGTGTCGTCCACCAGATACCCAAGCGTCAGGTCAGGGTTTTCAATGGCTGCACCGTTCTCGTCAATGATCTTCATGGTTCAAAACCTCCTTTCTCAGGCCACGCGCCGCCAGATGTGCACATAGTAGGCGGCAGGCTGCACGGTGGCGCTGCGGCCGTAGATGGCATTAGACTTGGATGCATCCAGACTGAACTTATATGTTCTGGCTCCTTTCAGTTGAGCCGTGCCCCGGTTCTGCCCCGGAGAAAACTAATCACGGCATAAAAGATCCCCGTTCCGGTGTGGAGCGGGGACTGTGTTTGAAAAAAAATCAGCCCTTGACGGCCTTTGCAGGCGCAGCGGACTGGGTGGCGGGGTTGTAGTCAAACTCGTCCGGCGTGCCGATGGCCTTCACGTCGCAGGCAAAGGTGGCCTTGGAACCGGCTGCACCGCCTACGTCGCTGGTGACGATGATGGCAGCGCGGCCCTGTTCGCCCTTGCCGGTGCGCAGGCTGAAATAGATGTACGGCACGATGATATCGCTGCCGGTACCGTACACAATCTTGTGGCTCAGCACAAAATCCTGAAAATCATCGCCCACGCAGCGGTCGCCGTTGACGGTAAGGGTGCGCTGGGTGCCGGTCTTTTCGGTGACGTTGCCGGTACGGATGTACTGAGCATCCTCGGTGGTGGCGTTCAGGGAGCCGGAATGCTCCTTCACATGGTCGGCGCAGACGATCCACTGGCTTTCCTTGGTCTGGGTGCTCTCGATCTGGAACGCCAGCACAAAATCGTTCGCCGTCTCAATGCCGGTATACGACGCGCTGGGCGTGATGCCGGACTTGGTAATGGCTTCAGATGCCCGAATTGCGGTCAGCCCATTCCCGCAGCTGAGTACGAAACTCTAAAGGCAGGAATCACCGCTCTTGGCAGCCTGCCCGGACATATCGGCCCGGACGATGGCGGGAATCCTTTCGCATTCGCGGAGCCGGTTGGTTTTGATCTCTGCGTGAAGGAAGATACTTCCGCATATCTTCATTCACTTGAGCCTGCTGATGAACCCCAGTCTTAAATTTTAGCAATCTTCTTTAAACGAGCTTTCACGACTTCAAGCATTACCTCTGCTTGTTCGACTGAAAGCTCGTTTTCCTTTAGAACGGCATAAATATCATCACAAACGGTCTTGAACTTCTCGCCGCCAAGTTCCTCTGCGATATACTCAACCGGTGCCGGGGTGATGCCCTGCATCAGCCTGTCCATCGTTGCATATTCTCTGTACGTCATGGCTCTTACCTCCTTTGAAATGTAACTTGTAAGGTTACTTAATGGCCAAAAAATACGGCCTGCGGATTGTCGATACTCAAAAGTTCCACAATCTTTGAGGCTTCATCTGTACCAAAAACACGTTTCTTGAGCTTGCGTGTTAAGGTCTGCTCCGAAATTCCAAGTTCCTGAGCCAACATTTTTTGAGTGTAGCCTGCTTTGACCATGTACGACTTGAGCAAATTGACGTTTACCACACTTTTCACCTCCAAACGACCCCAGTGTAACTTGTGAGGTCACAAGTATAATAGCATCATATTTGTAACCTGTCAAGTTATTTTTGATAATTGAATTAAAAATATTGTAAACTGATGGTTTATCTGCTATACTATAGACATCAAAGGAGGTGCTCACGGTGACTGTAGGCGATCGCATTCGACAGGTACGTCAAGAGCAAGATGTAACCCAACAGGAGCTTGCCGATTACATCGGCGTATCAAAGCAGGCTGTATATAAGTATGAAAATAATATTGTAACCAATATACCGACAGACAAGGTTGACGCTATTGCCAAACGGCTGAAAGTATCTCCCGCCTACCTGATGGGCTGGGAAGAACAGCCGGAGCCCAAGAAGCCCACCATCCCCCCGGGCTTTGAGCCGATGCCAAAGATGGACTGGGTGCCGCTGGTAGGCCGGATCGCCTGCGGGACGCCCATCACGGCGGAAGAAAATGTAGAGCAGATGGTTTGTGTACCTTCTCGCTGGCACTCAACCTTTACGCTGACCTGCAAGGGCGACAGCATGGAGCCCCGCATCCACGACGGTGATCTGGTGGCGATTCGCAGCCAGCCGGAGGTGGAGCAGGGAGAAATCGCAGCGGTGCGCATCGGCGATGAAGCTACCCTGAAGCATGTGTATCTTCACGAAAACTTTATAGAGCTCCGCCCGGAAAACCCGGCGTTTGAGAGCATTATCCTTACCAAAGAGGAAATGAACACCGTTGTGATCGAAGGCAAAGCTGTGGGGCTCTGCCGAGATATATGAGGTGAATGCTATGACATTTTACGAGAAGTATTTGGAACTATGTGCCAGTGTGGACAAGACCCCGTCCGGTGCAGCGTTAGAGATGGGTCTTTCTAAGCCAACCGTGAACCGCTGGAAAAATGGCGGTGGTATTACAGATGCTACTGCCAGAAAGGTTGCAGCATATTTTGGCGTTCCTGTTGACTGTCTAACCAGAGAGACCGATGACCCCGCCCCTGAGCAAAAAGAAAAAGCCCCCCAGTCAGACGTTGACCGCCTGATGGAGGGCTTGAATGCCGAAAGTATACGGAAACTGAGAGAGTATGCAGAGCTGCTCCTGCTTGGGCAGGAAAAAGAAGAAAAGAAACCTTAAAGCGCAGACATCCTACTATAATAATAGTGTAAAAATGTACAAAAGTGTTGTAAATATCACTTATAAGTGATATAATAGCATAGGCGCAGACAGGATGTGGTTATATTGAATGATCTTGAAACACTGCTGCAACTAGTGATGTTGCTTGCAAAATATGGAAATTCAGTTATTGTTCATGATGTTTTCCGAGATGAGCTTGCTGGCTTACTTGCAAAATCAGGTTCGGAGGATAAGTTTTTCAAACGTTTAGCATCGTATATTCAACAGCTTGTGGAAAATGGGGAAGCCGCAATTGGCCCTCCGGGTGCACCGATCGAACATTTGGCAGGGCAAAAGAACCTTTGTGCTATGAGGTTCAAACTTGGAATTTCAAATCTTCGGGTTTTCTTTGTTTATAAAGATGGTTTAATATACTTGCTATCTTCTTTCTACGAAAGACAAGGACACAAAAACACTGAATACAGTACCCACACACCTATTGCTAAAACGCGTTTTGCAGAACTTATGGAAGGAGAATGAAAATGTCTCATAGAACAACATTGTCTGACCTTATCGCTGCCATAGCCAAAAACATGACTACTGCCGAACTTGCAAAGGCCGTTGTAAATATCCAAATTCAGCAAATGATACACGACACCCGCATGGCAAAAGGCTGGGCGCAAAAAGATCTTGCTGATAAAATGGGGGTAAAACAAAGCCTTGTTTCCCGTTGGGAAAGCGGGGATTGCAACTATACCATCGACACTTTGATTGACATTGCTGATGCTTTGGGGCTGTCGGTACAGTGCCCTTTGAAGCCCGATGAAAGAATCATGTCCACCGAACCTGAAAATGTGAAGTCTGATGCTGCAAACAACACAGCTTTTAAAACGCCTGACTTTTCTTCGTCAAGGTTGATTCGGTTCCCTGAAACACCTAAAAAGCCAACCGGAGGTGCACACAATGGATTCAAAGCAGTTTGAAGCTGACATTCAGTATCTTGGAAGCTTTCTTACGGAATGCTCTTTTAATAATAATATCATTGATGCTGTGTCGCAGTGTGAATTAACGCATCAGCTTTCTGTTTCTATCAGTGAGCAAGTTCCAATTGATGATCCTTCTAAGAAGGCTGCTTATGTCAGGCTCATTCTTGACGGCGTTTATTCATTGCAGGATGGTTCAGAAGCTTCCTGCAAGTATCACATGGTTATACACGGCAAGTTTATGATTGATAAGAGCGTACCTGACGAAGATTTTGAAGCAAAATTGTGGTTCAATGGCTCTGCAGCGGTGTATGGCATTGCCCGTTCAAAAATGGAGGTTATGTCCTCTATGGTTCTTAATCATGGAAAAATCGAGCTTCCAATGGTCAATATGTACGAACTGCTCAAAGCTCAGTTTGAAAAAGAAAACAAAAGTTAATCCTCGTTCTATGTTTATCCTCCGGGAATGACGGGGTGCCATGTGGCGTAGAATATCATTCACTTGTAAGAGCGGGGTTTGCTGAGCGCAAGCCCTGCTTTTTGTTTTCCATTTTCTTTTTTATAGGGAGTTTACAATGGGAATTTTCAAATGGTTGAAAAAGGCTACAAAGGTCATTGGCAAGATGGCTGTTGAAGCAGCGGAAGAAGATGAACGTTCAAAATACTCACCAAATCCTGAGTGGATGGGGCAAATGGATCTTGTCAACTCTCGTGCGAATGCAAGGATATTAGCCCCTCAGCTTTTGAAACAGGCTCAAGATTGTGCCAGAATCCTCTCGTCAACCACTGAACCGTCAACGTTCTTTATGAGATACGATTTTTGCGTTGGTCGGCTTATGATGCTTGAAGATTGTAAAAAATACGGAGTGAATGCTGCTACCACCGATTCGCTGAACAAATACACAGATTTAGACTTCAGGGATGGCGCAATAGAAGAACTTATACATCGAACCCAGATAAAGTATTCTAACAAAATACTGACGCTCAAGACATCAAAGGCAAAGGAAAACTGGGCAGCAAAGTATCATCAGGCTTTTGAACCCTACCTTTCTTATATGAGCGACCGGCAAAAGACAGCCCTTGGCGAAGCAAGCGCTGAATTATTTGAACTGGCTGGAAAATAAAAGGCCCCTCGGCAAAGCCGAAGGGCCAATGTATAAAGGAACCGTTTCAATCAGTCCCTTCATGTGCGAGCTGGGTTCTTCGCAGCGCGGCAGCGTATACTTCCAGCTTTTTGCGGTTATCCTTTGAGAGGGTGTCGTACACCTTCCTCATGTATCGCTTGTCTCCCTCAACACCTTGGGCGCTTTCAAGAACAGCAGCCTTCTCCTGCATCTGCGGTCACCTCCATGTTTCCATTTTTGTTTTATAGCCCTCTCCAAAGCTCACAAAACAACTGCTCACAACCATATGTTACATCAAACGGTTGTTGTTGTCAACAAATATCAAAAAATTGGATGCTTTTGCAATTTCAACCGAAAGGAGCAGAACGATGAAAAAGAGAACGAACACAGCGTTTTGGGTCGAAAAGGAAAAGCGCTGGTGCATCGCGGTGCAAAAGAACGGCACCCGCAAACGGTTTTACAGCAGTACGCCGGGCCGCACCGGCCAGCGGGAAGCAAACGCAAAAGCGGATGCATGGCTTGATGATAGCATCAGAGATGGAAAAAAGAAGGTCAGCGCCCTCTATGCCCAGTGGGTAGAAGAACTGAAGCTCACCTGCGGCACATCCTATGTTGAGCAGTGCAAGAAATACGGAGATTACTATATTCTGCCTGTCTGTGGGGACATCCGCATTGACGAGCTGACCGAAGGCGATCTGCAAAAAGCCATCAATATGTCTTTCAAAAAGCGATGCCTTAAAAAGGAGCGTCAGCGTAGGTCAAGCGACAAGCCTTTGAGCCGCAAGACCATTATGACGATCCGCTCAACGGAGATCAGCTTTTTGAAATGGTGCCGCCGGAACAGGTACAGTACGATGTTCCCTGAGCTGTCTATCCCGAAGAATGCCCGCATGGGGAAGAAAAAGATTTTACAGCCGACCGCTTTGAAAGTTCTGTTTGATGTGGACACCCGCCTTTACTATGGCAAGCTGGTCTTTGACGAGTATATCTATGCCTACCGGTTTGCAGTTGCTACAGGTGTACGCCCCGGTGAACTTGTGGGGCTCTGGTATGGTGATATCAAAGGAAACACGGTCAATCTGCGCCGCAGCATCAACCGGTTGGATGAGGAAACCACCGGCAAGAACGAAAACGCCATTCGCTCATTTGACATGGGCGAGGAAGCCCATGAGGCCTACGAAGCGCAGGTGGCCTTGCTGAAGGCTTCCGATATCCCGCTGAACTATACCACCCCTTTGTTCCAGATCCCGAACCAGAGGGCTTTATTCAAGCGCTGGAAGAAGTACCAGCGTGACAATGGCATTGAGCCTCAGGTCACGCTGTATGAGATGCGACACACTTTCGTCAGCATTGAATCCGGCGTATTGACCGACAGCCAGCTGAAGATGCTGGTCGGTCACAGCAAGAACATGGACACTGCCGGAGTGTATCGGCACGAGCTTGACGGTCAGAGGGAAGATCTTGCTGCCGCTACCACCGCGGCATTCAGGAAGGCTCAAGGGTGATTCTGGTAACACATTTGGTAACACTCTTTTTTGTAAACGTAGCAAAATACATGGGCTACAAACCAACCACACTACCTTTTTAGCAAGTGTTTAGGCGCGTTGCAGATATGCTTTTGACGTTACTCAATCATTTTTTGTTGTTCGACCCCCACTACCCGCATAAGAGAAAAAGCGCGATGAGTTCTCAGATTTCATCGCGCTTTCTTTTATATAATAAAT